ATCTTCTTGGAAGAATAAATTATTAGTGTAGCTTCTTATTAAGCAGTTTTTCAATTCATCTACAATGATGGCATCCATTTGTTCTGGTTCAAGAGGAACCCAAACTCTATCATCTTTTTTCTCTTCTTTCTCTTGTTCTTCAGCCTCATAAAAGTCAGGGCTATACAGCTTACCTTCTTCTACTGCCTTAGATAACATAGTAACCAAAGCAAAGTTGATTAAACTATGTGTGCTTTCTTTATCCATATCCACATGGAAGTCTGCGCTTCCGTCTTCATTTTCTCGATACTGGTTCAATACAATTTTCATTTTGCTTTCCTTTCAGTTTTTTCCTTGTCAGTTTTTATTTTATGACAAGGCTTACACAATACCTGCAACTCAGGCAACTCACAAAACATTCTATCAATATATACATCCCAACTAACAAACCCTACAGCCGGGTCAACCACTGGATGTATATGATCTACTTGCACATCCACTGCTACAAACTCTTCTTTGCATGCAGCACATTTATAATGCTGGGCTAAAAGTCCAGTCTTCTTATTTATCCTTCTCTCAATGAATGCAGATTTAAGAGCAGTATATTTCGGAGGCCATCTACGTGAAGCTGCTCTAAGAGTAGACGTAATGAAACTACGAAACCTAGCATCTGTCCATTGTCCTCCGTTTCTAGTTTTTAGGGAAAGGGAAAGTTTCTTCAACGACATTAGATAGATCTATAGAAGACTCTTCTTGAGAAAAGAGATCACGGACAATGTCCAACGCTTCATCAATAGACATAGCAACAAACTCAGCAGTAGTTTCTATGTTGTTACGTAGTTCATTGTATGACACTACATAGCCATTTGCTGCTGGTCTAATTTCTATACACTGTTCTGAAAACATTAAGAGAGTCCTTCAATATCAATGTAATTAAATATCACTTCTCTTGGAAACAAAGGATTGATACCTTCTGTTAAAGACTCTTCCACATATTCTCGCAACGAAACCTCATCTAAATAAAAGGAGGGTATATCGTCAGGGTCAATAAATGCTGTCACTGAGACACTTACTTTTATCATTCAAACTTCTCCAATCTCATGTCAATGAGTCGTGCATATCCCATTATGTCATGCCAACTGTCACGATGATAACAGTCTCCGTTTACAAGTCGTGACATCTTAGAAGCAATCATATCTAAAGCTTCTGCCATGTCAGGTTCTAACAAAGAATAGTTAACACCATATTTCAAAACAGTTTTTAAGTCCTGTGCTGTGGTAGCAATGTTAATAAATTCTCCGTAGTGTCTAGCTCTTCGGTCTAAAGTTTCTTCGACATTCATTATTGCTTTCCTCCTTGAGTTATTGTATCCTCAGTCAATACAAAATTATCGCTAAAGCTATTGTGGTTTGGGTCGTATACAATCTCACCCAAATGGCTGTAATATTTACTACAATATTCCATGATTTGTTTAGCAATGTCTTCATGTTCTTCCATAAAAGGTACTACAGATGCAATAAGAACACCCATCCCAATCATATCATCCATGTGTTCTTTCTTCAAAGTGACAGGGCCAAAGCCTGTGACAAGCACCTCAAAGTCTCCATCCCACATACCGTTTTGTATAGTGGGGCGTAAAATTATAGCCACATCATTAGGCCGCAGTTCTGTTTCTTTCGTCATGATTTTCTTTCGTAGGGGGTTGCCATTGCTGTCCTTCACTTCTTCTTAACCAGAGCAGCCTAGCGTTTTCCAACACTCTTTCTTCATCACCATCATATGCTGCTACACAGGCTGCATATAATTCTTCTTCAGTGATAAGCTCATTTAAAAGCTTGTCAGCTTTAACAGGGCCTATCCCTTGTAAGCCAATGATATTATCAGCAGCATCACCTGTCAAGATTTGTTTGTAAAAAGAATACATGCCTTGCTCAGGCGTAACATGATAGCCTTGCTTCTTTACAAAGTTGTAATGCCATCCTGCAATTTGATCTAAGTCTTTATCTACAGAAGCTACAATGCATTCTTCTTTAAGGACAGAAGCTTCAATTGCTATAGCATCATCTGCTTCCTGTCCTTCAACAACGACAGCACCCCACTCCTTCACCATGTGCTGGCGTAGGGCAGGGAGATGTTCAGGTTTAGGGGCTGTTCTGTTTCCTTTGTAGACAGCAGTGACTGCTATGTTGTTCCTGAAGTTATCTTTTCCTGTGAGAAAAAGTTTCCACTGGTCAACATAGCAACCATCAAAGGTGTTGTCTACACCACATGTAAGAATGTCAGCAATATAGCTGTTAAGCGTATGCTTAGCAGTGGTTGTGCTTTCATTCTTACATGCAAAAGCGATGCGATATCCTATGATATCTGCATCAACTAAGGCTATCATTAGTCAGCAGCTTGTTCTGAAAACAAAGGAAGCTGTGCTTCATTAGCCTGAGGAACTTGGGCTTGCAGAGCCTCGACTTGTGGAGCAGCTTGTTGTTGAATGACAGTGATGTGCTGAGCAGAAAACTCAAAAGGGAGTTTACCCAATCCTGTCAAAGCAGCATTAACAGTGTCGATGTGGAGATCAAGTTTAATTTTCATTTTGTTTTCCTTTAAAGAACGTCTTCATCATCGGCATCAATACCACCAGCACCAGCATATTCAACCAAGTCAGTGACGACAAGCTTGATCAGTGAGGGGCTGACACCTTTTTTAGTTTTATATGTCCAATCATAACTACCAACCAAAGCCTTAGCCTTGCTGCCATTACCAATGTCTTCAGTGATTTCTTCACCATCAACATCGAATGCTTTCATTGGTTTGTTCTTAGACTTACAAGTGATGTAACGTCCCATGTCAGCCTTCTTCTCGCTGTCTTGATTGACAGAGATGCCCATTTCCTCCAGAGCTTCTGCTGCTGCGTCAGACAGGTTACACAAGTTGACTTGGTAAGCACCACTCATCTCATTCATCTTGCTCAATTGCGCCCAATAAATGTCGCATTTAATCTTCAACTTCTTTTTTTCATCAGTCATTTCAATTTCCTTTATTAAAACCCACCAGTAACGTCAGTGGCAATCACGCCAATTGTTGCCAATCTTTCCTTCGGCATCAACAGGACATCTAAATTGTAACACTTCTCCTGCTTTTGTTGCAGCTTCTTCAATAATTTTCATGGCTTGTTGTGCTTGAGATACATCAACTTCCCATTGTGTTTCATCATGAACAAAAGCTATAAGCTTTGCATCTATGTTAGCTTCATTCAAAGCCTTCGTAGATTCTATAAGCCATTGCTTAGCCACCACTGCACCAGCGCATTGAAGCAAAGTGTTTAAGGCAGCATGCTGTGATCTTATCCACAATATTCTACCATCAAGGCCGGGCAGTTTACCATTGACACCAATCTTGTTTATCTTATTCTTCAGCTTCTTTAAAGCTGGAGTATTGTCAAGAAAGTTTTCAATAAGTTTCTTACCCTTTGTTGGAGATACACCAGCAGTGAGTCCAATCTTAGCAGCACCAGCACCATACAACATTGCGTATGTCATAGTCTTTGTTTGATTACGAAACTTCTTGTGCTCACTATTACCATCATCCTTCACTGTGCCTTTAGGAACAAGCCCAAAAGCTTGGCAGTTCTTCCAATGTATATCACCCTTCAAGAGTTCTTCTTGCCACTCCAGATCACGCATGTAGTGGGCTAGGCAACGTAGCTCAATGCCGCTCAAGTCCACACCCACCTGCACCTTCCCTTTAGGCACTGTCCACATCTCTCTGCACTCAGCACCATAGGGATTACCTACGGCTGGAACCTGTGCCATGTTGGGGCTACTGTGTGTACATCTGCCTGTCACTGCACCATTGGTAATCACTCTGCCATGCACCCTGCCATCAGGTTGTACAAGCTCAAGCCAACTACTAATCTGTGCTACACGTTTTTGTAGCATCAAGTATTCAGAGACAAGCTTTGCTTCTGGTAGATCAATGCCTTCCAGCACTGTCTCATCCACAATGATGTGACCCTTCTCTGTCTTCTTTGTAAACACAACACCAAGCCCTTGCAAACGCTCAGCTATTTGTTGTCTACTGCCCGGATTAAAGATGGTGGTTTTGTCTTTCAATTGTTTGCCTGTCTTATCAGACCAGCGTTGTTCCACAATTGGTTTAAACACTTCTTGCATCTTTGCTTCAATGTCAGCCATGCGTCCACTAAGCTCAGCTTGTAACAGCATAGCCTTGCGCTCATCAAGCATAAAGCCTGTCTCTTCCATCTGCTTACAGACAAGAGCCACTTCATGTTCAAGCTGTATGCTCTTAGCACTGAAGCCCTCATCAAACAGCGCTTTAGTTAGATGTATGTGTAGTCTTTTAAGCAGCAATACATCTTGCTCACAATACTTAGCCATCTCTTCAGACCACCCACCATCAAAGTCTGTAAAAGAAATCTTATGCTCTCCCAAACGAATGCCCCATGCTTCAAGGCTGTGTAAGGATGGTGCTTTCTGTCCCTCAATACAAACCATTTCAATGTCAGGTTTGTACAGCCTAGATAGGATGAGAGTATCCACTAGCTTGCTTGGTTGAATGACAATGCCCCACACTTTCTGTAACACTGGTGCATCAAAGCCAATGATGTTTTGTCCACACACTTCATCATCACCTAAGTATTCCAGCAAGCCTTCGGGATTTTTCCAGTGTGTAAGCACACCATTTTTCATAGTGATACACAGCCATATAGTGTCATGGCTTGTGTTTGTTTCTATGTCAAGATAGATCATTGTGTGGCTTGTATATTGTGTTCAGTGTTTCAAAACTTCCATCATCAAACTTATAAAGCACAATGCTTGTAGTGATTTTATCCGTGCCTAAGATGGGATGGTCTACACCATATACTACAGCTTGTGTAATTTCATTGCTGTCTTGTTTGTACAGTTCTTTCTGCTCATCAGTGATGGTGCGTTCAAAAAACTCAGCCTCACCAACAAAGGTGACAATTGGTTTCTCTTTCATAACGCTTCTCCTTCTTCTTCAATAAATTCTAACATCCTCCCAGTGTGCTTGTTGTAAAGCAAGTTTCCAGCAGGGCCTGTTGTTCCACTAAACCTGTTCTTAAGCACACGAACCTTGGTCATGTTGCGTACTTGTTCTTCTTCTGCTTGACCATTGCGTTCAAGACCAATCACCATGTCACTAAGCTGAGCAATGGAGCCGCTGCCTCTTAGCTGTGCTAATGAAGTGACAGCACCTTCCTCATGTCCCTTATCAGAGGGACGCTTAAGATGGCTGACAATGATGAGAGCTATGTTTGTTTCTTGTACAAGCATACGAAGCTTAGTCATTATTTCATCAATGGCTTTACGCTCATCACCACTCTCTTGTGCAGACACAATGATGGATACGTGGTCAAGGAAGATGTACTTACAGCTAAGACCTTTAGCCATGTAACGAACACGATTGATAATGTTATCTGTTGATGTGCTTCCGAAGTGGTCGAACAAAAACAATCTGCCTGTTCCTAATGTATTGTCAAAGGCTCTCTTGCGTTCTTCTTCTCCAACTTCATGGTCAGGCAGGTGCAATGGAACATTAGCTGCAAGAGACATGATGGATAAGCCTGTCTTACGAATGCTTTCTTCCAAGAACATAAGACCAATGTTGTCCTCTGTCTTCTGCACAATGTGCCACACAATTTCTCTAAGCACTTGGCTCTTACCCAAACCACTACCAGCAGTGATGGTGACAAGTTCACCAAAGCGCATACCATAGGTGAGTTCGTTGAGTCCTTGCCAAGGATAGAAGCAATCTGCTGGAGCCAAAGGCTTAGACATTTCATCCCACAAGGTGGAGCCAGAGACAATACCATCTGGCACAAACTGTTCAGCCCTCCACCACCTATCTACAAAGGCAGCTTCCTTGCTCTCAGAAAGCCAATCACATGCATCCTTGTAATCAGGAAGTGGTTTAAACACCTTGCACTTGCTGCCGAAAAGCTCAGCCACTTCCTTAGCTGCCTTCACTCCATGCTCATCACCATCAAAACATACTATGATGTTTTCAAAGCTGTTAATATATTCATAATGTTGCTTGCAATCTTTCAATGCAGAGCCAGCACCATTACGTATGGACACAACAGGATACTTAGATCCTGTCATTTGGTATGCAGCCAGTGCATCAAACTCACCTTCCACTATTGTGAGGTAGCGTCCACCAATGGGAAACAACTGCTGCCCAAACAATGTACCTTTACTCCACACTCCAGCAGTGGAGAAAGATTTTTCTTTTGTGCTTCTAACTTTTGCAGCTACAAGCTGGTTGTCCTTATCGTGATAGGGAAAATATAAATTGTTGTCACACTTAACAACACCAAACTTTTCCATTGTTGCTTTAGTGATGCGTCTGTCAGAGACAGACACTGACATACCTTCTCTGTATTGTTTAAGAAAGGATGTGTCCTTCACTTCTGTTTCTTCTGCAAGCATTGTGTATGTTTCCTCTGAGGCTATGGTGGTGGGAGTGAATGTATTACATACAAAGCACTTGGTTGACATGTCATCATTTATTGATAGCCCATCTGAACTACCACAAGTGTGACAAGGTTGATGTGTTTTAATAAATGTTAAAGATTTATTTCCCACTCTACTCCTTTGTAAGTTATGTCGTGTGTCTTTAAAATGTTACAGTAGGCATCAAAAAGTTGACGCATCCTACTGTTGTGTAGTGCTGTGATGCCAAGAATTAAATTGGCTTGTTCATCTTCTGTCATAGGTATTGGTCTATCCATCATAGCCCATAAAAAAAGATCTAAGTCTTCTTTTGTAGTCCATGCTTGCATTATTAGTTGTTCTAAATCAGTGAACTTCATATATGTTTTTCCTTGTGTTCTTTAGCTATTGTTTCGTCCAGAAATATTTGACCACAAATACGACAACGCCACGCAAAGCCTTCTACAATTATAGTTTCTTTGTTGCCATGTTGTCCACGCACCCTTCCAAAAAATGTTTTGATTTTTTCAAGCACCATTCTTCTCCTTGTTCACGTTC